TTTTGTATTACAACATCAAAGAAATCAAAAAACTCTTCAATTGTTAAAATACGTACTAAGTTTTCATATTTAATAACAATTGGCGAATACGATGCAACACTGTCCACAATTATGATTTCATCGGCTAACTTTTCAACTGAATCTAAGCATTGCTTAAGATACTTCTCTTCATCCTTAATCATCATACAAACAGATAGTTTCATGTTTTATCTTTCTCTATATTAATAGCGTTTTGTTCTAAATGGATAATAAAATCATTAACAGAGTCTCTTAATAATTTCATTTTATCTATAAATTCAATAACTGTATCTGTTGGAGCACAATGCAGACGTGCTTTGTTGTGACAATCTGCAACTTCTAAAAATAAAACTATTTCTTCTTTTTTATGATAAACAGTTGGGCCATGAAAAGCTACTACTGATCCAGTTGATGGAGAATCATTTTTGTTAAGCCATACACGCTTTGAATATATTTCCATTATAGTTTCTTTCTAATTCTTATGAGTTAAGGCAATTGCTTTCTATATTTAGTTGAGAAGATATCTGATAATCTTTGTTTGCGTTCTTGATATTCCATATCGATTAAGATTAAACCAGTATTTATTGCTTGAAGCTGATCAATAATATGAAGTGTTTGTTTATCGATATAATCTCTGATCTCAGTTTCTTCGTCTAATGAGTTTTCTTCCCTAAATGACTTGGCATCAAGCCCAAGAACGATACGATAGATCATGTTTATTTCATTTGTAAAATGATAATGTTTTACATCTGTGTGTGCTTGTGCAATAGCATCCGTCATTGGTCTGAAAGAAACTTTGGCATACTTTCTTGCTTTAATCTTTTCAACCATATAGTTAAAAGCTTTGATGTAAGCTTCTTTGAGTTGAGCAGCTTTTTCACCAGTATATCCCATGGCAAGAAACATAAAACCATCTCTTGTCATGATATATTCTTCATAATCCCTACCTCTTACCTTACGATTTCGTAGCGCAAAATTGAGCTGCGAAAATTCTTCTGAACAATCCAATTCTCGGATATCTCTCAATACATTCTTGTGATCTTTTTCAAAATATTTAGCAACCTTTGTACTACCAACTACTGGTTCTCCATTTTTAGCTTCAATTCCATACAATTCAATCTCAAACATCATTAATTCCTTTCAAATTATAAGTTGTTAAAATCCGACCTTCTGATTTGACCTGTAAGGCCATTCCAAACCAAAAGCCATACTATCCCATGGCCTAATTATTGGTTCCGACGAAGTATTTGAGCTCTCTCAAATGAAATGCGTACATGTTTGTTATAACATGTGTTGTGTATCCTGCTTTCTTGATCCGAAAGAAGAAATCGTTATCCACTCCCAAGTGTTTGTTGCATCTAAAGTTGTTTCCAAAATGAGAGACTTCGGCTTGATCTTCAATGAATCCACCCGCATCTTTCCAGGCTTCTTTGTGAGTCAGGATGAAGAAACCAGAAAATATGTTTCCTAAGAATTTGTATGGATAGGGTGATGGCTCGGTTATCTGTGGATCACTATTTTTTGCAATCGACTTGGCATACACCATATGCTCGACAATGTTACCCGATTGGGGTGCATTGGTATCCAGTTGATCATCACACCAAATTGAATTGGTCTTACAAGTGATCCATCCCGCACCATGACCCAGATAGGATATAACTTTTTGCAGCATGGGGTACCAATTGGGTGTTAAGATCAGAATGTCATTATCGATCATTAATGCCCAGTCATCGACTTTAGACATGGCATTGTTATATGCCTTACCCAAGTTGCCTTCATAGTACGGTACAATCACTTCGATATTCGATTTCATAGTTATGACTTTCTTCTGTTGATTTATTATTCATCAGTTCATCATAATAATACTCATTTAATATATCGTAAATTGTTTTCACTTTCTTCTTTTTTTCATCACTCATTCTTAATACCCCAAAACTGTAGATCACAATGCGATTGATTTACTGAAAATGAATACTGTTCAAATATTTTGTCTATCTTGATTGCGTGCCTGATATCAGTTTCAGTTAAGTTTTTATAGTAAGATTGCCATTCTGGAATCTCAATTGTGAATGGTGAATCTTTTGGAGCACTTGTGATAACTCCATGTGGCTGGCGACCGGTTGTAGCACAAGTAAATAAGAAGAGGCCACCAGGGCGTAATAGATAAACTATACGTTGTAAGGATTGTTCATAGTACATGTCGTGTTCAAAGCATTCTGTTGAGATTATAACATCAAATCCATCCTTGTCCATGAATTCATGGGTTGGGCAAACAATGTTTACATTCCGACCGAGCCCCACATCAATGCCAGTATAAAGACAATGATCAAAAAGTATTCGATTGTTACCATTGATATCCAATGATCCGCAATCCAACACTTTACGGTTTGAAAAATATTGCGGAAACTGTTGCCTAACCGACATGCAAAACATTTGTTGTTCTTCATGCGCCATTGTTGTCCTTTCGATGCTTACGCATTATGTCTACACAATAATCGATAGTTTGATATTCAAAGCCTTCTTTCCAGGCTAAATAACTAAACGATAACTGATCTCGTGCAGTGAATTTCTTGATATGACTAAACCACTTTTCGCAGAATTTTGCAACCTTTTTTGTATTCTTACGATAGTTTAGTCCAGATGAAATAAGACCGGTATTACATGGCATACCATTGGATGCATAATATTTAATTTGTTTGTGTAATAGTTCTGGATCTGCTTTGTTATATTTGATACATGCATTCACTTCATCGTAGATACAAGATCGATGTGGATGTTTCATGGAGACGAATTGAAAATCTATATTAAATATAACATCTGATTTTAGGATTGCATTGCTATCTATCCAGATCGCTTCGTCAAATTCAAAGTAAAGATGGGGGCAAAGCTTGATATGTCTGGCTTGGCGCTGTGGATCTGTATTTAATTTTGATTCGGTGAACAATAAAAAATCCCAACCAAGTGGGATGGTAGGGATTTCAGGTATGTCATAATTATTGATGTTTGCTGTGAAGATGATTTTTTTCATTTAAGATGAGATGTGCTTTCTGTATGACCACCGCGATACCAGTGATAGAGATAAATCCCGTTCATGAGATAGACCGGCTCGTGATTATTACGTGCTTTAATATGAATATCGTTATCAACGCCTAAGATACCAGACTTAAATGGACCAATCTTTTTCCAAGTTTGTTTTCTGATTAAAATCATGACACCTGAAAAAAGCTGCTCATTGGTAATATCTGTTATCGAGAAGTCTGACTTTAACGTCTGCGCGAACTCTCTATGATTGGCCATGTGTTCGGAATGCCAATTGTAAGCCAATTGATGCTGGCACTTGACCCGATTGGTTTTACAGGTAAACAGGCCGCATTCGGTGTAGAGATCCAGGTATAATTGCAGCCTATGGCCATAGTCTGAAGTTGTAAAGATCGTATCGCCATCGGTGAAACACGCTGTGGCATTATCCGGAATCAGGTTCATGAATTTGTTGTAATATGAACCGATGTCCTTGTTGGTATCATAGGGTTGAGAGTAGAAAATCATTTAAACTCAATACCCTTAATCATAGGATAAGCATCTTTAATCATTTTAATTAAAAGATCATATTCTTGATTATGAAGAATTTTAACATTAAAGAGTTTTTCAATGAATTCTCTTATCATTTTATAAACTCCATAACTTTATGATCCCATTTAATCTGCATAACCGGTGTACCATCAGAATGCTTCTTGTTTGTATCTAAGAGTTGAGCATATTGTTTACCAAGTTCTGTAATTAACCAAGTGAGTCTGTTTTTATGATTACGAGTTGCTGTTTGAAAACCAAGAGATTCAAGTTTCTGGTTGACTGTTTTAGCTGACAGATCAAGTTGAGAACCAAGTTCTGTTGGCGTTATAAATTGCTGTTGTGTTGGTGAAATGAGATGGGTGATATTTAGGTTTGAAAGATAATCAACATTATAAAACTGTTTCAATGAATGGTTTGCTGAAAATATTGCCTGATTTTTATCTAATCCAAGCATTTCAACAAACTCCATAGCAATCTTAAATTCTTTTGATAAGTAATCGTGTGAGATTTGTTTTTGTTGATTAACTGAATATGAACCAATCTTGCGGATAGACGGAAGAACTTCTGTATGAATCCATTTATTAAGACGTTTTCCCTCTTCAGTGTTTGAGCGAGAAAGCAAATAGGTCACTGCTGGTTCTGAAATAATTAACGTATTCTGAATTCCACCTGCTGTCTGAAGGGGGATGGTATTGACTGCCCCCGTCCCAAGTCCATCTTCAATTGATTCTACAGCCTCTTGTCTTATTGTCTTAGAATTCATAGCAGCCAAAACATCCCTAAGAACAAACCAATTCTCACCATTCTGATCTGTAATACGAACGTTTTTACCTTCAAATGCGAATTCAACAATGTTACTCATTTGACACCTCTAATTTTATGCGGTTAGCCTCTAAAGAATTAAGAAAGTGGGAAGGTAGAGGCGACCTTTTCAATCAGGTGTACGGCCTGATCTATCCCACTTAATTTTAACTTTATCACTATTTTGTAAATTATGCAAACCAATATGCAATAAATATCTATATAAAAACACCTGTAACAATACCACCAATAAAACAACTCATTAAATTACTCCTATGCTAAACGTGAATCATAAAAGAACTCAATATTAATCAATGTCCGATACCATTCATCCTTAATACCCGCTTTACCTACCATGGCATTCCGACAAGTGATGCCACTAAACGTCTGACCCACAAAGATGGATCTGATTGAATCTAAGATGGTGCGTGACGCACTTGATCCGGCATTTACCGATGTGTACACGATACACACGATTGAGCCATCAGTGCGGTAAGTCGGATTGGATGTGATTTCAATCTGTTCAGTGTTATCCGTATCAATGATCAATTCAACAAACGATGTACCGGGTGTTGGATTGTAATCAACATTTTCCCATTTGATTGGGGTCAATGTGTAAAGACTGTTAAAGCGTGATTCAATGATGGTGCGTTCAGATGAATAAGTTGTCATCTTACCTCAATTTATTATGAAATTTAATTAATGCAGGAAGTTTTGATTTAGCATGAACATAGGCAAGACTGAATGGTTTATAAGCGGGTCGATTTGCATATGGCCAAACTGTTATTGGTCCAACTGGACCTGGACCTTCTATAATATCTGGCACAATATCGACTGGTGTGAAATTCCAACCTAAATGTTCAACTAAAATATTATGAGCCATTGTGTTAAAGATATAAACGGTATCCATAGGACGACTTTTTAAATCATTTATAGCATTATTTCTAATGGTTTGATAATTATACCAAGCTGCTTGATCTGTTACCTCTTTTGCTTGTATATCATTATAGTTATATGGTAAATAAGATACAACTAAATTACGCTTACCAACTTCAATATATGTATTAATTGCAAAGTTACCTATAGAATATGGTGCAGTAGATGGAAGTGGAGAGTATCGCTCTAAATCTTTAACAATCATGTTAATTAAATCTCTTTTAATCTTAAAAATTTCTTCTTCACATTCCTGTTCAAGTTGGATAAAAGCACGTCTTATATTCTGGCTTGTATTACCCACATGGCCTCCGCAGGATCGACACGTTTGGATATGACATGATAGGTGATTGAACTGATCGTGATCGTATCGGTCATCTTTGGTTCAACTGTTAATGTAACCGATGGAATTAAGAATTTTTTATCGGTTATTTTAACTGCCTGATGATCCACTTCATCCTGATTGTAATCAGACATAACCCCAGCAACGGTTATATTTGACCCACCCGTTTCGGTCTTTGTGCCAGTCGATGGATTATAAACCAATGTGCCTGTCGAGTGATAGGTTCCAGTAAATGCCAAGTCACCCAAGACGGTGACGATCTTTGGCATGATATTTTGAAGAACGGTTTTTAAGCCCATGAATTATGCCCTGCTTAAACCACGAAAGGATGTAGAATTCTTTCTAACGCCATAATCCTTGATCATCTCCCAGACACTGGGTGGTATGAATGCCGGGTTGTCGTATTTATCGGGTGTGATCCGGATCGATGCGACTTTGATAGATTGGTATCCCTTGAGATCCGTCTCTTTGACACGATCACCAATGATCAAATGCATGGCGTATTCGGCTGTGGCGTTTTTCAAGAATTGCGGAATAGTCGATGAATCCAATATTTGGCCATCGGTATCCACCAAATTGTAACGCGGGAATCTGAGGGGTTGATAGACATCGGTTTTAGATCCAAACCACTCAATGAGATCATCCAATAAACGAGTTGCCCAAGCCAGTGATTTATTCTTATCACCAGATGCTGCCGAATTCCAGTCATCGTTATGAAGTCTGGTTTCATGATACGCTTCAGCTTCAGATAGCGTGGAATAGGTATTGGCATTATCCGCACCAGGAGTTGCAACTAATGTGATTGCCATAGATTATACTCCCTGGAGTTTTTCAAGACCTTGAATAACTTTTAACAAATTGGTGAACGTTTTACGTTTATCTAAAGTTACATTAAACTTTTCTTGAGCATACGCAATCAATTCAAACTTATTCTGAAAATTTTGGTTATGAGGTGGTATATACTCTTTTGTGTCTTTTGTTACCCAATCTTCATAAAGCTCATGAATGTTTTCATTATAATCAGATTGGTTGATAATCAAAAAACCATTAAGATGTTTGACTTTAACCGTAGGAACTTGCATGTGATTTTTTCTCCATGATTTGAATTAACCATTCGTCACTATCCTGATATCGGAGCAAGTGATATCAGGATAGTCGCTAAAGGTTAATTGAGACGACGATGATGACGAGAATTACCCAAGCAAACGACAAGCAAGCTCTGGACGTACACATGCAAATCCGTACAGAATATCGTAAGCAAACCGGGTCCGGCGATGTTCACGAGACACTTCAAGTCGCAGGGTGAGTCCGGAAACCGGATCAACAGCCGCCTGAATCATGTTCCCCAGACCATCGGTATTATCAGCCAAAGGCCGTGTTACGAATGCAAACGCATCCCGGTGAAAGCCAAGATTGACCGAATAGGTCGAGTTGGCCGCACCCTTGAATGTAATCACGGCACTATTATCCCATGCCACTTTTGATGCCGGAGAGAATTTCAGCAAGGTTGTGGTACATCCAGTCAGGGTTGTATAGGTTTGGGTATCACCCGCAACAGTGAAAATTTCACCCTCATGGATATCGCCAGTACCCGTATCAATAGCTACCTGAGTCATACCAACCGTACAAGTTGCAAAATTAATTGCATACGCAGTCGCACCACGAGCACCGCAGAGATGAGACGGAACGTTCTGGCTCATGAACCAGTCAAAACCCAGTTTCCGATTGATCTGCCCTTCAATCAACCCTTGCGCAGATCCGGACATGGACATGTCATAGAATGCCTGGAGGGACAGGGCATTTGCTTCCGCATCAGCATCGATGACCATACGCCGATCATTCAGTGCAGCCAACTGATTGTTCAGAACTTTTCTAACAGCCGTAGCATCGGCAATGGTGGATGCAAACGGGGTCGTTCCAGCAGTTCCGGCACAACCGTAAACTTTTTTATACAGGGTCATGATATCGCCATCGACCTTGTTGGCCAGGGCTTTGATTGCTTCAGACGCCTGCATGGGGATGGTGCCGGTCATGGCTTCCATGAGCTCTTTATCAGACAAGGTGAACGGCGCTTCTTCCCAGGAACTCATCTCAATGGAAGCATAAGTCGGAGAAAGCTGCGTGTTGGTAGCCGGTGTTGCAGCCGCCACAACAGACTGAACTGCAACAGCAGAGGGAATCGGAATGGTGATCGTGGCACCGTGCTGAGAGGCCATGAGATCATAGTTTCGGTTGACAAGCCGAGGCATAATAGAAAATTCTCGCAGAGCAAGAAGACCCTGAGCCAGTAACTGCGGAATAACATTGGTAAGCGTATTGGACATTGAAAACCTCCTGATTAAACGACCTTGATCTCACCTTTGGCAATACCTTCAATATTACCCATAAAGGCATTCATGTCGTCTTTTTTAATAGTTTTAGAATTGGTTAGATTATTTCCTGTGTTGCCCTTTGAGTCAGGCCCACCACCAACACCGGCTCTCATGATACGATCTTTCATGGGATAGGCATTGACAATAACCGCCAATGCTTCTTCAAAATCAGCAGGTTCTCCAAACTTGATACGTGATGGAATTTTCTCACCATTCAAATAGCCGACAACTTTTCCTTCTTCGACCTTGAAATTCTTGCCAAAGTACTCAGCCGCCATGTCCGGAGGCAGAATTGTTTTAGGATTCTCACCGGTAAACAATGGCGATTTCGAGAATTGGCTTGACACCATGAGTTGATAAATCGTGCTATCCTTATCTTGTAATTGAGATTCCAATTGTTTCCGGGATGTCTCAAATGAGTCAAGTAACGACTTTTTATTCAAATCAAATGTCTCGGCCATTTGGCGTTTCAAAGTTTCGACTTCTCCGGCATCGATCATCTTCTTGGCATCAAAGTTTTTGACTGTTTCCATGGCTTTTAATGCTTCAGACGGATCGGCTATACCTTCAAAGCCCTTTAGTTGTTCGGCCAATTCTTTGGCGCGTAACCTGTGGTCTTTTGCTTCTGCATTGAGGGAAGAAATTTTGGCCATCGCAGCCGGAGCATCAAACGGAATCTCTTTACCATCATCATAGACATACACAGGCTTTCCATCCTGTAAAACGACTCCACCATTTTCATCAATTTTTAGCTTCATGCTTCTTGCCATCCTTTTAAAATGATTTAGAAATATATTGACAGTATCACTTTTCTCATGGTAGTTTGAAAAAGTCAAGAAGTTTTTTAAATTATAAGCAAAAAAACGTTTTATGGTGAAATATGGATATCGATAAAGTCAAAGACTGTTTAACAGAAAATCCAGATATGGAGCTTGAAAAGATTGTCGAGCGAACCGGCTTGTCGTTTGATAAAGTAACGGCACTTGTTTGCAATCTTGCTATCAAAGCTGAAAAAAAGCAAAATGAAGAAAGTATCCCTATTTGTATGACCGGTTCCAATCAAATTGACATCATGAAAATGCTCGAAGCAGATCCATTCAAACGCTTTGATGACGAATTGAGTTTACAGATTAATGACATACTTAGTGATAACAAGAAAGATTTTGATAAACGTTTTGAACTTATTAAACCAATGATGATTAATAAGATCTATAAAGATTTAGAGAACGATAAACAATTTGCATTATCAAAATTGAAGGATTGTGGACAACGGGGAAGTCGGTGGCTTGAGTTAAAGATTCGAGCGCAGTCTGAACAAGCCAAATTGCTTGGGTTGGAGCCGGATAAGAATAATAAGTTAAGTGTTACCATTGGGCGTTCCAAAGAAGAGCTTGATGCGATTTATCAGGCATCCATGACCAACATGTTTGGCGAGGTACTTGATGCCACAAGCCGTTAGCCTATCTCCAGAAGATCTGGCGTTCAGCAACTTACTGGCCTATTGCCGGTATCAATGGCCGGGATATCGTATTGCCAAGCATCATGCATTCATAGCCCACAAGCTCATGGCCATGGAGCGAGGGGAGATCAGTCGCTTATGCTTATTCTGTCCTCCACGGCATGGCAAGACCAAGCTTGCATCCATCGATTTTTCGGCATGGCTCATCGGCAGAAATCCCGATGAGAACATTATCTTTGGCACATACAGCAGTGATCGTGCAGGGGATGTCGGGCGCAATGTCAAGAATCAGGTCATCAGTCCTGAGTTTGGGGCTGTATTTCCCAACTGTAAGATCAGTACAGACTCTAAGTCGGCACACAAGATCACAACATTGAGTGGTGGGGAATTCTTTGCAGTGGGTGCTGGCGAGGGCTTGACCGGTCGTGGTGCCAAATGGTTGATCTTAGATGACTTAATTAAAAACAGGGAAGATCTCACCGAGACTTCCAAAGAAAAACTCCAAGAGTGGTTCAATACCGTTGCCTATACCCGACTGGCTCCTGGTGGCAAGATCGTATTGATCATGACCCGATGGGCATATGACGATATCGCAGGGTATTTACTCGATCATCATCAACACGAGAACTGGGATGTAGTCAACTTTCCGGCGATCTGTGAAGATGTGAGTGATGAAACCGGGAAGGATGTATTGGGTAGGGAACTGGGTGAGGCGTTATGGCCAGATCAGTATGATGTTGGTACGCTTGGTCAGATTAAGCAAACTTTAGGGAGTCTTGATTTCAATGCCCTGTATCAGCAACGACCGACACCCAAAAGTGGTGGGATGGTTGAACTTGACTGGTTTCACCGCTTTGATCTGGAGTATGGAAAACGATATAAGCGTATCATCATGTCATTTGATACGGGGCAGAAAAAACTGGCGCAACATGATCCAACTGCATTGACGATTTGGGCTGTTGAAAATAATAAGAATTTACTGATCGATGTGTTTAACAAGCGAGTCAGTTATCCGGAGTTGTATAAAGCGGTGTTGGAACGACATCGATACTGGAGTCAGTTCTCGGATTATATCGTTCAGATCATCATCGAAGACAAGGGCTCCGGTATCAGCTTGCTTCAAGACTTGAAAGCCAATACCCGGATTCCGGTGATTGGCATTGTACCGCATAAGAATAAAGTTGAGAGATTGAAAGAAGTGGTTCCATTGATTGAGTCCGGACTGGTCGGGCTCCCCAGACAGTCCCGGTGGCTGTTTGAAACCGAGACACAGCTTGCACGGTTCCCCTTATGGAAACATGATGACATTGTGGATAGTATTACCCAGTTTTTAAAGTGGAACAATAAGTATAAAATGGTCAGTAGTGGACTTAAATTCTGGAAGTGAGACATGGCAAAAATTATTGGATTTAATCAATTAAAAGAGATGTTTTCAAAACATGTAGCTGGTGAGGCCAGATGTTTATCCTGTCATCATACATGGGCTGCTGTGGCCAAAGATGTACAAGACTGGCTGGAATGTCCTGAATGTCATAAGAATATGGGCAGATTGATCAACCATGTCGAAAAGACTGGTGAAATGCACTGGACATGCAGTTGTGGAAACGACTTGTTTTACATTCAACCGGATAAAATATATTGCCCGAACTGTGGCGAAACTCAAGATGGATTTTAAATTTTGGAGGGATACGGCATGACACGAGATGAGCTTTTACGCGAGCATCCGATTTATAAGAAGAAGATTGATGACTGGAATTTCTGGGGGCTTGCTTACGAGGGTGGCATGCCGTTTATCAAGCATGTGTTGAAGCAGAATAGTAGGGAGAGTTATAATAACTGGAAGAACCGGGTCGATGAAGGGTGTAATTTCAATTATACTACCAGCATTGTTGATCTGTTTAATTTCTATCTAACTGAAAAACCGGCAACTCGTGTATTGGGTGGGCTTGAAGACGATCCCCTATGGCAAGCGTTTTTCAAAGATTGCGATCACAATGGGACCAACTTCGATCTCTATATCAACGAGGTTCAAAAGCTTGTCAGTGTTTATGAGTGTGTGGGAGTTCTGGTCAATAAAGCGGGAAGCGATGTTCCCATGCAACGCATGTCGGATGAAATTGAAAGTCAGAACTATCCCTATGTCAGCACATACACACCGGTAAATATTCTGGATTGGGGATATACAAAAAACAAGTTTGGAACCCGAAAAGAACTGGAGTATGTCAAACTCAAAGAAGATGACGGATCTATCTTGATTTATCACAAGGACTGGTGGCAGATCTGGACGGTGAATGAACGCGGGTATCAAGTCGGTGGGGTATTTGAAGAGGTAAGTTTAATTGATCAAGGCGTAAATGCGCTTGGGATTGTGCCGTTTTTCTGGAGCTATAACATGAAATCCCCATCGAATAAACATATGGGGATCAGCGATATTAAAGAGATCTCACTAATTACGGCGAGCATCTGCCGAAATATCAGCAGTGGCGATGAGACAATCAAGTTTACCGGATTTCCCATGTTCCGAACACCGATGCAACGCGAGGGTATAGCTCAGGCTGGAGGTGGCGATGTACTTGTTGCACCTCATGGGGTGCTCGAATTCGACCCCGAACATGGGTCTGAAGGTAAACCCGACTGGCTGGAATCTGAGGTGTTGGAACCCATCGAAGCGGTGTTAAGCTGGACTGATCGGAAAGCGGATGAGATTTACCGAATTGCACACCTGTCGGGTGTTCATGGCCAACGAAAAAGTAACAACGAGGTAGCTTCGGGGTTGGCGTTACGATATGAATTTCAGCAGTTGAATTCAGTATTAAGCCAAAAAAGTAATCAGGCTGTTGAAACGGAATTAAATGTGATCAAACTGTGGTTACTTTGGCAGAATAAGACAGAACTGTTTGATTCAATTGAGGTCAATCGAAGCAAACAGTTCTCTATGGAAGATTTAAGTATTAACCTTGATAATTCTAAGAAAGCCATGGATTTTGTAAGAAGCAATCATTTCAATAAACTGATTCAATACAGTATCACACGTCAGATGCTTCCGGATATTTCCGATGCTGATGAAAAGATTATTAAGAGTGAAATTGAAACCAATATTGTTGAAGTTGATGAAGAAGAAATTAAGACTGAAGAGACGGATGTTCAGTTGGTTTGATTTTGAAAATCAATACAGTGTTGTAAATCAAAGCAATTGGCAGTTGAAATGATATGCTCCAGCTTATCCTGGTTGCGATATGACCAATCGCAACCAGCGATAACGTTTCCTTTGCAATTCAAATAAAGATCACCATCGATACTATTGTCATCTATTTCTAAATAAGTTGAGTTTTTACTTAATCCAATCTGGTGTTTCTTGGCATTCCCTTCGTTAATTAAATTACTATCTTTATCATCAACCATGACAAGATTATCATTAAAACAGTTTGTAAACTTATAAATTTTAGAGTCTATCAGTTTATTTTTTTCAAACGAAAGTTCTTGTTTGTGAAATTGATCTCTACTAAACTTAATTCCTGAAACTTCATTGTCATCACAGTTTGCATAAAGAAAACTTATGAGTTGATAAAAGTCTTGTTCTGTTTGTGTTTTTAGTAAACTGATTCCGTTTGTTGCTAAGTAGAAAGAGCCAATACCTACTTTGGCTTGTTTAAAAGAGTTGATAATGAATTGATAATTTACAAATGACACAAGTGTGGGTTCACCTCCTGTAAAAGTAACTGATGAAACATAATCAATGTTTTTAAGAAAATCATCTAAAGCATCAAGGTTTGGTGTGCTATACTTTTTCTGCGATGGACCTCTCAGGCAATGTTGGCAACTAAGCTGACATTGCCGTGTCATTTCAATGCTTAAGTTATTTAATATTAGTTTCTTTTTTATCATGTCTTATTCTCTCTCAACCAATTCATACGATTTAATAATCGATGTGAGATTATTGATTTCTTTGTCATATACATGATATTCAAGATCAAGAGTTACGAATTGATTAACACTACAACTTAATGTGAATCCAACCAAGTTATCTCTATTAATACCCAGGGAATCTAAAAAATTCTTAACTTCTATACTATTGCTATGCATACGATTACTCATTATTCTTCTCCTTTCATTTTATTTTCTATGGTCAAATGGCCAACCAATGATTAAATCTAAAATTACAAGAACTATAAAACCAATTATGATAAATTGAAATATAAACCACATGAGATTCCTTAAGTTAAATTCTAATAACAGTGCCGAAATTAGCGTTGCGTTTTGAGTTTGTGACCCAGAATACCGGATAGTCGGGTTGATCGGTTGGGGTGTAGGCATCTAGATCTGTGTAATAAACCAGCACATCCGGGGCTTCGTCAGGATTTTCTTCATAATAGGTGAATGGAGGGTGCAGGTCTGTACCCCCTCTGCCTACAAATTTGTTTGTTAATAGATCCTGAAACTCGGACTGAGACAGTGAGTCAATCTGATGGATTGTTAGATCACATTGAATGAGATCGACAGTGGCGACCGATACTGCCTGAACAATATCGTTGATATGCGACATGGCCAAGTTAAGTTGCTCCGAATTCATGCTCCCGGATGTGTCTATCGCAAATGCAATCTTGCGGATTGCGTTGCGATAGTTAATGGGCATATAGACGCCTTGCTGAATATAGCGGTTGTTCGGACGCTGAAACGAGTAGTCATCATGAATCAGGGATGTGAACTGATCAAAGAGTTGCATATACCACGGATAGTCGTTTAAATTGATATCATGTCTGATTTCCTCTCTTATCCGGGCTGATAAAGATGAGTGGGATCGCTTGGCGTTCTGATCGGCGATATCTAAAGTTTGTTGGATAACCTGTTTCGCTTTTGCCTGTGCCGCTTCTGATGTGTCGGGCTGATCTGATAGAGAGCCATTGTCGTGGAGTGGCATACCACTGGCCTGATCAATCATGTCTTTAAGTGATTGATTTTGTGGATTTTTCTTCTGTTCTGCTTTTAAGATGTCATAGATCTCTTCTGCTGTTTTGCAATTAAAATCATGACCAGAATAGCTATCACGCATTACTCCATACGATGGAACAGTCCAGTTTTTCGTTTTTTCTATAAGTAAATTGATTGCGATATCTGTTGCCACATTCCACAGTCTCGGATCTCTCTTTTGACGCCTAAAATGATGCATGAGTATGATGTGTAGGAACTCATGATAAAGAATAAATAAAACTTCTGAGTCTGGTATAGATTTGAAAAACTTCGGGTTATAAACAATGATCTGCCCATCGGTTGCGGCGATCTCAAATTCCATGGATTGCTTGAGTTTCATCATGGCAACACTGGCAAAGAAATCCTCTGCCAGCACAATTTGCATCCTGAGTTTTTTAATGCGGTCATTGATCAGTTTATTGATTATCATGTGGTTATGGCTCCACAACCTCTCCGGTTTGATAGATTTCCAGTTGGATTTCTTTCAGGTTATCACATATCTGCGTTCTGATTTTAGCGTCTTTTCTCAAGCTGTCAACATCAGCCGGAATCCACTGGTTGACGCGACTGGCAAAATCCATGATTACTTGATCATCAACAACATTGATTGTTGGTAATTCTGTAATAAAATCAGTGATGTTATTGATGGTTGAGTCCTTGAAAAACTTCTGGTGATCGTCCAGACGTTCAACTGCATGATCTAATAAAAAATACAACTTTGTGTAAAGGTGAGATTTTATATTAGCAAGTTTTGATGTCATCATGGAGTCAAAGTTCTGCTTGATACCTGATACTTGAGTATCTGATAAATTAATTCTGAAATCGCCTTCTGATGGCACAGGGGAGTATTCAAAGTCGAACTTGAACTTCTTCTTGACCTTTTCCAGTTGCGGGTAGTCGTTCGGATCTGATAGTGAGCCAAGTAAAGCCTGATCTTCATGAATGATTTCTGCGTATGCTTCCCAGAACGGATAAACCAGATTCCAGAACTTCTGCTGATAGTCTTTCATCTGCGTGTCGTATGCTTCGTATTTATCAGTCAGCAAGATGTTTGATCCATCCGAGTTCCAGGGAAGGGTTGCGTCATAATGATACTGACGTGCCGAGTTCGCCAGTTCCCGAATTTCCTGAAGACGCTTCTTGTCAATCAGAATCTTTGATAAAGAGAGTTGCTGATTGGAAGCGTTGTATTGTGATGATACATCGTCTTTAGTTTTCTTGTCGATCTTACGAGCACCCCATATACCGATAGAAAGTTTGACAATGAGTGCTTTTTCAAGAATATTCGAGTTTTGAACTGTCATTGGTGTTTTGTCCTTTGATTGTGTATTGGTTGATGATTAATCAAATTGAGCCAAGCTGATTCAGCTTTGTGATTAAGTTGACGTTTGTGATCAGAAGCTTATTAAACGATTTACATTTATTTAACAACAGTGTTGCAAACTCCTGGTCCATATGGGTTGAAATTTCAATAATACGCTCGATGTTTTTGGGATTGGCTTTATACACAAGCTGGTTGATTAAAAAATAGATCAAATGATTCTCTTTTGGCATATAAATTTGTGACGATGGATTTAGCAAATCTTTTATTAATGGCAGATCCGACTCCTTTTCTCTAAATGACTGGAATTCCATGGCACGGCCTGAACCCACAGCGCCTGAGAAACATTCAAATTCAACCGATGGTTGGAGCGATAGATAGGCGATCTTGGACACATTCTCCCATG